AACTGGAGGAACATCTGGTGCTTCCCGTGTAATTAGACTCAGTGATATTGAACCACAAGATGATGGATTTGCTGATAATGTCGATATTGAGACTGAAGCAGATTCTATTATAGACTTCACTGAAACCAATCCTTTTGGAATGCCCTAAATATAATTTAATAGGACTCTAACAATGTTTGAATATTTTTATAACGAAATCTTGAGAAGAACCATAATTTCATTTGGTTCTTTATTTAATGGTATATCAATAGAGCACACAGACTCTTCGGATAATACTGTCAGTTCTTTTAGGGTTCCTTTGGCTTATGGACCAACACAGAAATTTCTTGCAAGGTTAGAACAGTCACCTGACCTCAATAAATCTACGGCAATTACTTTACCGAGGATGTCTTTTGAGTTTACTGGACTTACTTATGATCCTACAAGGAAAGTTACAACTACTTCAACATTTACTGTAAAGGATCCAACTGATGGATCTGAGACAAAGAAATCATATATGCCTGTTCCATATAATATGCAATTTGAACTTGCTATCATGGCAAAATTAAACGATGATGCTCTTCAAATTACAGAACAAATTTTACCATATTTCCAACCAGCATATAATATAACTGTAGAATTAGTTGAGTCTATTAAAGAGAAAAGAGATATTCCTGTTATTTTAGAAAATATAACAATGCAAGATGATTATGAAGGAGACTTTACTCAAAGACGAGTTCTTCTTTATACTCTAAGATTTACTGCTAAGACTTATCTATTCGGTCCTGTTCAAACTGCAACCAAGGATATCATCAGGAAGATGTCTGTCAATTATGTTGCTGGTGGTGCAAAAGCTGTAGAAAGAGATGTTACTTATACAGTTGTTCCAAGAGCAGTCAAGGATTATACTGGAGATGTTGCTACAACCCTATCAGAGGATATGGGTCTTTCCGATCTCACTATTACGGTGGAAGATGGAACAGCATTATCAACATCCAGTTACTACTCTATAGGTACTGAAGAAATATATGTTAAGAAGATTAGTGGTAATTCTATAGTTGTCGAAAGAGCAAAAGACAATACTACACAGGCATCTCATTTAAGAGGAGAACAACTCAAAGCAATCACTAGTGCTGATACTCCATATATTGAGTTGGGCGATGACTTTGGATTTGATGGATCCTTCTCATGACAATGACTAAAGAATATAACACACTAGATAAAACATTTAATCTGGTTCCTGAAGTTGAAGTATGTGATACTCCAGAAGGAGGATGTGCTACTAGAAAAGATCAACTTACTGATGTTACTCCTGGTGGTTTAAAAAAACCTGAAAGACTTATTCAAAGTGATGTAGAAAAAGATTATGAGTATACAAGAGGTAATCTCTATAGTATAATAGAGAAAGGTCAAGAAGCAATTAACGGTATTCTTGAGGTTGCTCAGGATAGTGATATGCCAAGAGCATATGAAGTTGCTGGTCAGTTGATTAAGAGTGTTTCTGATGCTACTGATAAATTGATGGATCTTCAGAAAAAATTAAAAGATGTTAATGCTGAAGATGAGAAAAAAAGTCCAACTACAGTAAATAATGCATTGTTTGTTGGTTCTACTGCTGATCTAGCAAAATTAATTAAGAGTCAAAATGGCCAGACAAAATAAATTAACACAAATCATATCTATTACAGGTATCAATACCGTGGGTATTCTCACTATTGGTGTAACTGAAACTGCTGGTGGAATAGTTGGTATTGCTACCACCACATATATAAGAACTGCTCTTTTTCATAATGCAGGAAGAGCAGGTGGTGCTACAACTACTGGTTATGCTGGTCTTGGAACTGCAACATGTTCTGTTTATATCTACCCACATTTTGAGGAAATAGAAGGTGTTGGAAAAACTGCCTATAGATTATTAAGACAAGATCTTGCTCCAAATGAAACATATCTTTGGGATTTACCTTCATATCCAGTAATTATGACTGATAGAGAGAAATTTGTAGTAGAAATAACTCAACCTTTTGATTTTGTTGGTGGAACGGGAATAGGTACTCAAGTTAATGTACAATTATTTGGTGATGAGGGAGATGCGTGGGCTTGATAAATATTAAATAGATGAACTCTCGGAATCATAAGGTGTCTTTAAAGAAACCCTCCGATTTTTTTGAGCATAAAAAAAATGAGGTTCTTGAAAAAGAATTAGCTCAGAA